CAAATCCTTTTTCTAAATCTTTAATATTAATTTTTTTCTTTTCAGATTCAGGCTTACAAAATACACGTTTACTATGAGCTATTTTTGTTTTAGCTAAAATGGTCTCTATATCTCTACCAAAAAACTTAAAATAATCATAATTTTTCTTAAAAAACCCAGATGTAATTTTTGAATCTTCATGTAGTTCCCATCCAATATCATTTACCTTTTTAATAAATATTTTATGTAAATCTTCTGCAGTGTAATTATCTGTTTTAAAACGCCAAGTAAATCTTGAATCTAAGCCTTGATTATAATTAAAAAAACACTCTTTTAATTCTGTTTCATATCCAGCAATTATTACCATTAAATTTTCTTTATTATCGCTTAATGCTTCACATAATGTGTCAATGCATTCTTTTGAAAAACTATCCTTCTTTTCAGGATTGCCTAAAGCATAAGCTTCATCAATAAAAAGAACTCCTCCTAATGATTCTTTAATAACATCACGTGTTTTAATTGCAGTTTGTCCCAAATATCCTGCAATTAAATCGCTTCTTGTTACCTTTTTAAAGGTCCCTTTATTTAAAATACCCAGTTTGCTATATATTTTACCCATCATTTTTGCTATTTCTGTTTTACCTGTACCTGGAGGCCCATAAATTACCGTATGCATAAAATCACCAGATGTATTTTTATTCTTATGCAACTCTTGAACAAAATATAAAATTTGATCAACTATATTATTTTTTAAATCACTCATACCAATCATATCATTTAATTCTTCTAGTGGTTCTTTAATATTATGCAGTGCTTTCATATTAATATTATATTTGATTTCAGGATCTAACTTGTATTTTTCAATAAGTTTAAGTATGTCACCAATATTATTAATTTCTTCTTCAATATTGATTGTTTCTTTTGGTATAATATTTTTGATAGTATCGTTAGATGTTTCAATAATTTCTTTTTCTTTCTCTTTTTCTCTCTTTTTTATCAATTTGGAAATAAATTTTGATATACATTTGTCTTCAACACAGTTATTAATTATTTCTTTGTATTCATTTGGATCATTAATATTCATTTGAGAAATACAAATATCATTACTTGTTTGTCCTGTAAAACTAGATGAATTGTAATTACTAGAAGTATAATTATTTGATATATTATCAATAATTTTATCCAATTGTAATTTATCTATTGTTGTTTTAATATTTGGTTCAATATTTGGTTCAATATTTTTTTCAAGTTCCAAATTAGAAATAGGAAAATTGAAAATAGGAAAAGAAGTATTTTTATCTAATGTAGTTAAAAATTTATTATAATTATTAATTCTTGTGGGATCCATTACCTTTTTTCTTTTATTTAACATTATTGTTGTTATTATTAAAAAAAAATATTTATATCTTTTTGCTAATTTATTTATATATATATATATGGCTGCTAATAACATTATAAATGGTCATCAGTTTATACCTGGTGCTAATTTACAAAATACAGTATTACCTAATGATGCAGATTTACACGGTCTAGATTTACATGAAATTCATTTAGAAAATTCGACTCTACAAAATATTAATTTAGAAGGAGCTAATTTACAAGGTGCATTTTTAAATAATTGTCGTTTTCATGCTAGTAATTTACGAGGAGCTAATTTACGAGGAGCACATTTACAAGGAGCTTCTTTTAGTGGCGCTGATTTAAGAGATGTTGATTTAGAAGGTGCTGATTTAGATAATGTTTCGTTTTATGGTGCTGATTTACGAGGTCTTCTTAATTTAGACCGCGCTCTTAACATACAAAGTATTAGTTTAAGTGGTGCTGATTTACGAGATATTCCTAATCTTTTCCTATTTTTTGAAAATATTTTTGTTCCTGGTATTAATTTTTCAAATGTCAACTTAGGAGGTATTGATTTACAAAATGCTAATTTACAAAATATTGATTTAGAAGGCTCAAACTTACAAGGAACGGTTTTTCTTGATGCTAATTTACAAGGTGCTGATTTACGAGATACTCAATGTGGAGACGCTAATTTTGAAGGTGCTAATTTACGAGGTGCTAATTTACGATATATTAGGATTAATGAACGCACTAATTTTGAAGGTGCTGATTTACAAGGTGCTAGAATATCACGAGGTCAACAGTTTGTAGGTGCTATTATGAATAATAATGATGAAGATACATCTGATGATGAATATGATGAATATGATGATGATGATGACGAACCGGCACGAGGACCTCCACAAGGAAGAGCATTTGAAGTTCACAATTATTTTAATGCATTAGATATTAATGCGATAAGAGATTTTATACAAGAATTCAATAAAAATAATAATAATGTAAATAGAACAACAATTTCTAGATCATCAGGAAGTCAAGAACAACAATTATTTACTCCTCTTTTAACTTTTATTGATAATAGTGAATTATTTAGTCCTAATGAAAAAGAAGAAAATAAACAAAAATTAAATAGAATTTTATCAATAGCTAAAGACTATGAAGGTTTTAATGAAAATAAAGAATTATTAAATTCAATAATTGAATTTGTTTCTAAACAAAGTGATGATTTTATTGAACAATATATTCGAATTATAAAAGATGAATGTTTAAATGCATATGGGCAAGGTGGAGAAAGTTGTATAAAAGGAATGTTTGAAAGAATTGTTACAATTCTTGGAACAGTAGCAATAACATTAACAAAAGATGAATCAATGAATCAAGAGAATGAAACTTATAAAACATTAAAAAAATTATTTCGTGAAATTAATTTTGCAGAACTAGTTCAAGAATGGGCTGCTACATATTTAGAGGATGGAGAAAAAGAAGAAGAACTAAAGTCTTTATCAATAGAAGAAAGAAAAGCTCATTTTATTAATTTTATGAAAACAAAATATGGTCCATTAATTACCCCAATTATAACAGAAAAAATATTGGAAGAAGCGGAACAATATCAACAAATGGGAGTGTTTGAAAGAATGTCAATCGGAGGAAGAAGAAATAGAAAAACAAGGAAAGCAAGAAAAACAAGAAAATCAAGAAAAGGAAGAAAATCAAGAAAAGGAAGGAAATCAAGAAGAATAAAAAAAACAAGAAAACCAAAGAAAACAAGAAAAACAAAAAGAAGAAAATAAGTAATTTATAATTAAATAATTAAATAAATAAATCTAATATGATAATTAATAATATAACATGTAAATACATTATATTATTAAAACAATTTAAAAATAAATTGAAATATAAAATAACCGAAAAACTAATGACACATAACAAAATAACTAATCCAAAGATGAATTCTGAAAATAACAATAACGTTAATCATGATGTATTTGATATTGAGAATGACCAATATATTGAAAAACCTTGGGATGTTATTGGTTCATATTTTAAAGGACAGCATTTAGAAAGATTAGTGCGACATCAATTAGAATCGTATAATAATTTTGTTGGATACCAAATTATTAAAACGATAGAAATGTTTAATCCAGTTCACATTGCCTCAGAACAAGATTACGACCCAGCTTCAAAAAAACACTCACTAGAAGTATTTATTACGTTTGAAAATTTTAATATTTATAGACCACAAATTCACGAAAATAATGGTGCAATTAAACTCATGTTTCCTCAAGAGGCAAGACTTAGAAATTTTACTTATGCTTCTGCTATGACTATTGATATTAATATAAAATATATTGTAAGAAGTGGGACAAACCTAGAAAATATGCAAACATTTTATAAAACAATTCCAAAAGTTCATATTGGAAAATTGCCTATTATGTTAAAATCGAATATTTGTGTGTTAAATCAATACAAACATTTTGAGAATACGCAAACTGGAGAATGCAAATTTGATGCAGGTGGATATTTTATTATTAATGGTTCTGAAAAAACAGTATTAGGTCAAGAACGAGCTGCTGAAAATCGTGTATATTGTTTTAACATTTCCAAAAATAACACAAAATATACATGGTCTGCTGAAATTAAATCAGTTCCGGATTTTAAGTGCATTTCTCCTAAGCAAATTAATATGATGATTAGCTCGAAAAATAATGGATTCGGCAAGGCTATTTATTTACAATTACCACGTGTGAAGCAACCAATTCCTTTATTTATTGTCTTCCGAGCATTAGGTGTAATTACAGATAAAGATATTTGCGAAAAAATATTATTAGATATTAATGATGACAAAAATAAACAACTGTTAGAGGCATTACAAGCATCTATTATTGATGCAAATAAACATTTATTACAAGAGGAATGTATAAAATATATTACTAGTTTTGCAATGTATACCCCTATAAATATGGATAAGGAAACGGGTGCAAAAAAGAAATTAGAGTTTACAATGGATATTTTAAATAATGATTTGTTTCCACATTGTCATAATTTAGTTCAAAAGATATATTTTCTTGGTTATATGACAAACAAATTATTAATGGCTTCATTTGAAATTATAAAACAAGATGATCGTGATTCTTATTTAAACAAGCGTGTTGATTTAACTGGAACTCTTTTGAATAATTTGTTTAGAAATTATTTTAATAAACTTGTAAAAGATATGGAAAAACAAATCATAAGAGAGATTAACACGGGTTCTTGGAAATCAACGGATGATTATGAAAGTATAATTAATTTGACAAATATTTATAAAATTATAAAATCTACAACAATAGAAAATGGATTAAAGCGAGCATTATCAACTGGTGATTTTGGTATTAAACATACAAACTCTAATAAGGTTGGTGTAGCACAAGTATTAAATAGATTAACATATGTTTCCAGTTTGAGTCACGCAAGAAGAATTTCAACACCAACTGATAAAAGTGGCAAACTAATTCCTCCTCGTAAGCTGCATAATACAACCTGGGGATTTTTATGTCCAGCAGAAACTCCGGAAGGTCAATCTGTAGGTATTGTAAAAAATTTGAGCTACATGACTCATGTAACAATTTATTCAAACTCGCTACCTTTATATGAATATATTATGCCTAATATAATTAAAATCGATGATGAACAAATTACATCGATTGATATGTATGACAAAGTAAAAGTATTTATTAATGGTGCCTGGATTGGAATTACAGATTCGCCTCAAGAATTATATTTAATGTTAAAGGATAAAAAATATAAAGGAATTATTAATATTTACACATCAATTATATTTGATTATAAATTAAAAGAAATCAGAGTTTGCAATGATAGTGGAAGATTATCGAGACCACTATTAAGAGTTAAAGATAAAAATATTTTATTGACAAATGATATTGTTAATAAACTGAAAAATTCTGAATTGACTTGGGATAATATATTAACAAGCAGTAAAATAGACGAATCTATATTAGAATATATTGATCCTGAAGAACAAAGTTGGTCTATGATTGCTACAAAACCAAAAGATATTATTAAAAAAAGTGATCAGATTTATAAATACACACATTGTGAAATCCATTCTTCAACAATATTTGGTGTTTTGGCGTCATGCATTCCTTTCCCAGAGCATAATCAATCACCCAGAAATACGTATCAGTGTGCACAAAGTAAGCAAGCAATGGGTATTTATGTGACAAATTATGAAAATAGAATGGACAAAACAGCATATGTTCTGAATTATCCCACGAGACCATTAGTGGACACACGTATTATGAATATGATTCAACTTAATAAAATTCCATCTGGTACTAATGTGATCGTCGCTATTATGACACATACTGGTTACAATCAGGAAGACTCATTGTTAATTAATCAAGGTTCAATTGATCGTGGTATGGCGTTGGTAACTGTTTATCATACTGAAAAAGATGAGGACAAGCAGAAGATTAATGGCGACGAAGAAATTCGTTGTAAACCTGACGCCAGCAAAACCAAAGGTATGAAGTTTGGTAATTATAACAAGGTGAATTCAAAGGGTGTTGTTCCTGAAAATACTCTTGTCGAAAATAATGATATTATTATTTCGAAAATTACGCCTATTAAAGAAAATAGAAATGATCACACAAAGGTAATTAAATTTGAAGACCAAAGTAGAAAATATAAGACCGTTGAGGAGACTTATATTGATAAGAATTATATTGATAGAAATGGTGAAGGTTATAATTTCGCCAAAGTTAGACTGAGAACCGTCAGAAAACCAGTGATCGGAGATAAATTCTGTTTAACAGATGACCATGATGTGTTAACATTAAATAGAGGTTGGATTCCTATTTCAAATATTAATATTGAAGATATGGTTGCGCAACTAAATAGACAAACTAATAAATTAGAATATGTAAAACCATTAGAGACATTAGTATTTGACCACGAAGGTGATATGTATGAAGTTGAAACACAAGGCATAAGTCAAAAAGTCACATTAAATCATAGAATGTGGATTAAAAAAAGAGACAATAATGATTATGAACTAATACAAGCAAAAGATATGATTGGTAAACGTGTAAGATTTCAAAGCGGTGGAAGTCCTGTAATAAATACTGACATGGAAATTAATTTTGGAAATCAAAATTATTCAGGTTTAAAAGCAGATATGTTACTTGTTATTCTAGGAATATTCATGGCAGAAGGTTGGACGTATATTTGTGAAAAAGATTGTATCGCACGTATAGAATTTGCTGCAAATAAATTAAGAGTTCAAAAGGCGTTAGAAGAAGCGTGTGATTTACTTGGATTAAAATATTCAATGAATATTAAAACATTTAAATGGTATATTAATCATAAAGAACTAGCAAATGAATTTGACAAATATAATGTCGGTGCTGTAAATAAATCACTGCCTATATGGAGTAGAATGTTAAGTGCTAGACAATCTGAAATATTATTAAACTCTATGTGTTTGGGTGATGGACACGAAACATCCACTTCACTTCATTACTCAACATCTTCTATAAAACTTCGCGATGATGTTCAGATTTTATCTCAACACGCAGGTTTTACTGCTTATTATGTAGCAAGATATTTACCAGGTCATAGCACAACATTAAAAGATGGAAGAATAATAACTGCTACAGAAACTTCGTGGGATATTGGTATTAGAAGAAAAAGATTATATCCTACATTGAATCACGGACATATTAAAGAGCAAAATGGTCAAATTGAAGAAATTAGTAATTTTGTAGGAAAGGTTTATTGTTTAAGAGTGCCTTCAGAAGTGTTTCTTGTTAGAAGAAATGGAAGGTGTTCATTTACAGGCAACTCTAGTCGCCACGGGCAAAAAGGTACGGTCGGCAATATTATTCCAGAATGCGACATGCCTTTTACCAAAGACGGCGTCAAACCTGATATCATTATTAATCCTCACGCAATTCCATCTCGTATGACTATTGGACAATTAAAAGAAACACTCCTTGGCAAGGTGTTAGTTCAATTAGGATTGTTTGGTGACGGCACATCATTCGGCGAGTTCGATATTAAAGACATTTGTAAAGAGTTAATTAAATCTGGTTACGAATCCAA